GAGAACATTCGCCGCCCAAGGTGCGGTGTTTACAGGTGCAATCGCCGCATTCTGGCTAGCCGTAAACGCTTCCCATTGAGCCTTATCAGCCGCAATAGAGGCCATAGCTTTAGCCTTCTCTAGCTCGCGCTTGTGCTCTTGACCAGCTTTGTAGTTGTCAAAGAACCCATTGCCAATGCGAAGGAGAACACCGAGTGCGCCGCCGCCTAGTGCGTTGGTGAGAAGATCGAGCATTGTTAAGCGGCTTTAGGGTTGGTGAGACGACGGAACAGAAAGTAGGGCAACCAGACCCACTTTGGAATCTTCGTCACCTTTACGTTAGTGCTTTCAATAAACGGCATTTCCGCATCCCAGAGCTTCACCCTAATAGGCGAGCCATCCGGCGAGGTGCAGCTAATTATTGACACGTTGCGCGTGGGAGCGCGGCCTTTGGTCCAATAGTTGTCATACTGGCCTAGTTCAATCGTGCCGCTGATGGAGCACCCGTAGAGCGATAGCCCGTCAATCGAGCCTTTGGCGGTAATCGACCCCTGAACGATGCAATGCTGCACGACATAATCCTTGCCGCGCACGAAGTCTATGCTATCCTCCTGCGAGGCTGGAATAGTGAGACCTGACACGCATAGGTTCGATACGTTAGAGCCCTTTACGAGATCGTCGTAGTTTTCGGGATCAAGCGGAGCCTGCCACTCAGCCGCGTTCACCGTCAGCCCGTTGTCCTGCGGCCCAACGTAGCTGCGCCAGTTCGTGTCCGCCGTCCCGCTCATTCGGCTTTCGGTTCCTTTGGCTTTAACGCCTCGGCAAGCTGCTCCGCGCACTTGCGTAGCAAATCGTGGTCGTCGGCCTTTAATGGGGCTTGGCGGGCGGCTGCGTAGAGGTTCTGGAGTGCTTGTTCGGTGGTCATGTAATTAGACGTTTGTGGCTAGAAGGTAGTAGGTCGTTCCGCCGATGACGATTGTGACCTTGTGCGTCGAGGCGACGGCGACGGCTGTGGCGACGGTGTTGCCGATGGCAAGTGCTCCCGTGCTCGACAACGCCCCGGTCACGGCGAAAGAACCCGAGTCAATCCTAGCAACTTCAGTGCTGTTATATTTAAAAATTAACTTACTCGCAACTGATGTTGAAATAATTGCATCGTAACCAACCGCTGGAGTAAAAACAAGATTTGATGAATTAGTGCCACCAGTTGCAATTAAAGATAGCGTTGGTTGTGTTGCGGTAAATGAACCATTTCCAGTCACGGCGAGGCCGGTGGCGGAGATTGATTGGATCAATGTCGGCGTGCTACCTACATAAAACTCGTGAACGCCCGCGCCTGACGTGCTACCAGAGGAACGATACCAAACATTGTTTGCAGTTCCGACGCCGATGCGTGCATCAAAGCTCAAGCCAGCGCCACCTTTGAACAGGTTTATTTTGTCGCCGTTAGAGTCGGTATTGAAAGCTCCGGGTGACGCATACCCGCCTGCTTCAATATCAAAAACTCGACGGGATGAACCAGAACCAGAGTTGGTGCCTAATGTCAGGCTGGTTCCCGTCGCGCTCAACGCGCCCGTCACGGCGAGGCCGGTGGAGGAGAAGGTGCCAATCGTGGAGCTTACGGTCGCGCTATTCGCCGTCGCCGTTATCAAAACATTTTGTCCCTGCGCGGAATCCGTCCAGTTTTCAGTTGCAGGAAACTGAATAGATGCACCGCTTCCGCCGTCAAATCCAGTCGCCCCATAGCCTCCAGTCCGAATGACGAAGGCGTTTTCTCCGTTTAGTAGCGCCGTTGGCGAACCAACGGTTCCATTTGCCCGACGTGCTAAAATCGCAGAATTGCCGCCAAAGGTGAATAGATTCACCACTCGATTGGTGCTACTTCCTACCAAATTAATCAACGGAACGGATGGAGTAGGAGCGGTGCCGCCTGTGTTATTGACTGTTAAAATCCCCGTCGCGCTCACCGTCGTAAACGCGCCCGTCGAGGCTGTGCCAGAACCGATGGCCGTCCCGTCAATCGTCCCGCCGTTGATGTCCGCCGTGTCAGCCACGAGCGAGTCAATGTTGGCCGTGCCGTCGATGTTCAGATTGCGCCACTCGTGTCCCGTCACGCCGAGGTCGTAGGTGTTGTCGGTCGATGGGTTGAGGTCAGACGCCACGCGAGCGTTGAAATTAACTGTGTCCGAGTTGCTGCTGCCGAGGGTCGTGTTGTCGTTCACGGTCAGGCCCGTGAAGACGCCGGTTGTCGGGGTCGTTGCGCCAACCGTGCCGTTAATATTGATCGACGCCGTGCCCGTTAGGTTCGTGACCGTGCCGCTTGAAGGAGTGCCCAGAGCTGGCGTGACGAGGGTTGGAGACGTGGCGAACACCAGCGCACCCGATCCCGTTTCGTCGCTAATCACACCGGCAAGTTCTGCCGAAGTTGTGGCTGCTAAAGCCGAAAGTTTGTCCGTCGTTACCACCAAGGTTTTGGAGGCTGGAACAGTGGTGCCATTAAGCGTAGTTGTGCTAGAGGACGAAAGACTGGTAAAAGCCCCAGAAGATGGGTTTGCTGCCCCAATAGCCGTGTTTGTAAGGCCAACAGCGGAATAGTCGGTGCTATCCCCCACCACGGCTCCCGTGCGCCCGAACACGCTATGAACAGCGTCCGTCAAATCCACCTTCTCCCAAGCTGTGCCGTTGCTGATAATCCAGTCACCGACGCCAAACGTAATGCTAAACTGCGTGCCAGCCGTGCTTACAACGTAATAGTCGCCCTTGGTAGAAGCCGCAGGCGGGTCGTTTAAGGTTGGATTGTTTGTCGAAGCATTCCACGTCCCTTTGTAATTGACCGTGCCGCTAACAATCAGCGGGGGGGAATAGTTGATGATTTGGTCAAAAATGCCGGACATGGTTAAATGTAGTTGAGTTCGCTAATCGTAAACACACCCGTTCCGCTAACCGCAATGACTTTGGCGTTCTTTGCCCAGCCCGCGCTCCAAATGCCGCTGTTACCATCCTTGAAAATGTGTCCAACGGAAGTAGTGGGAGTAGAGCCATCAATGGTGAGACGCACATCTGCGCCTTCTAGCGTCCAATAGACATGGCTCGTATTAACATTAAGAGCTGCAACAATGAAGTTGGTAGCTGTTCCTCCAACCGAAAGCGTTCGCATGGATGTTCCGCTAACCGGAAGCACCTGCATTGGTCCGTTAACTATGCGTGAGTTTGACATGGTTAGACAGTGAATGGGGTTGCGTGAACCGAAGCATCCGTAGAAGCAGCGCGAATAAACTTAGCCGCAAGAGCCGTGCTCTTGTTCCAGAAAAATGGGGGCGTTAGTTTCTTAAACAAATGACCATTCGTAGCGGTGGGTGTGCTACCGTCAAAAGTCACCATAACATCGTCACCCTGAATATCAATTAGGATGTATTTTGTCTTGGACGAAGACCAGACATTCGTAAGAGCAACTGCCGCTGTGCTTACAGCAAGGCGTTCGTCGGCCTCCCCAGTTGGAGACGGATAGAGATTAACAACAAGGGAGTTATTCATTAGCGTGATTGTGTTGAAACGTAGGTAGAAATGCGGCGAAACAAGAAGTTGTTATTGCGCTGATTCTGGGCCTTGCTCAACTCTAGCATAAGGTAGCTCATGGCAATTTGTTCTTCGGCAATAGCCTTGTCAACCTGACCGTCCATACGAAGGAAGTCAGCATAGGTAGCGTGGGCTGCATAGTGAAAGAACTCTAGTGGAATATCAACCGCAGCGGTGGTGTATGGACCGGGCCATTCCTTCTTGTAGCCAACCCAAAATCCAAGGTTGCCTGTCGCGTTGTTAATGACTGTCGCGCCGTTGCTATCAACAAAAAAGTCGTATTCGTAGGATGGGTTTGTGCCAAAAGGATTGGCGTTCCAGATACGGTTGTAGTCCGAGATGTCGTCAATGGCCGCAGGGGACACGGTGGCGGTGCCGCTATACGTCTCAACCCCTGTTCCAGATGCAAGGTTGTAGGTAAATGTGTCGTTGATTACATTTGTGGTTTCAATGCCCACAACTGTCTGGGTTCCGTTAGGGCTAACCGTTCCAGTGAGCCCCGACACAACAACAGTCATGCCGCCAACAAAACTAAGCGAGGCGGTGCAAACAATTTTAACCGTTACTCCACTGCGAGAAGCAGACGAGGATGTTCTAATTCCAGCAACATGATCGTATTCTCGTGCAATAACATTATCCGTAGCAGGCCGCGCCTGTGCGCCCACGATGTAACGCGGCCACGTTGGGCTAAAGTCATACGCCTCATACAAGCGACGATTGGCCATTGCCAACACTTTCGATTGTTCAAGCACAGTGAACGCATCCACACCCGAAAGGGCTTGGACAAGTGCTAGCAACTCGGAATATGACTTGTTTTTCATTAAACTCTATTGGGGGAAAGTTCAGGCATCTTCTTGTTGAAGAATCGCATGAAATCTTTGCTGTGAACCGTCTCGTATCCGTATTTCTTTACAAGCCGGAAATACTCACGTCCCGGCATAACACCTATGCACTTCCCTAGGCCGGGAACGCTCTTGTGGTTTTTCATCACAGAGGCTTGTGCGCGAGCTACATTAGTGCGCTCAAACTCCGTTGCCTTTTCTTCCGCAAGACTCTCTTTCACGATGTTGATAAGCTCGTTATCAATTTCTTCTTTGGAATAGGTTTTTGGTTTATTGATGATATTCATGCAAAACGAAATTGGCCACCCCAGTTAAGAGGTGGCCAAGTTTAACACAACTAAAAAGTTGGCTTAGGCGAGACTGACCAAGCGGAACTTAAACTTCACCTGACCAGCGGTGAGCTCGTTGAGCGAGTAATCTGTGCCAGTCGAGACGTTGGGGGTGAACTTCAGATCAATGGTGTCGGCTGCGGTGTAAACCTTGCCGTTCTCATTGTCGATGTATGCACCCGTGTCAGCAACAAAGGTGATTTCAGTCTGGTCAACGTGCAGGGCCGCAGTTGTCAGAAAGCCATCATCGTCCGTGCCGTCGCCAACAATGACGTTCAGCTCATCGCCGCCGCCGCTGTCGTCGAACGCAGTCATCAGGTAGGCCGAGACATCCGTAACCATCGTCCCAGCAGGGATGACGTATGTGAATGTCTTGGTCGCGTTGTCAGCCAAAACGCCAGCATTAGCAACCGAGAAGGCGGAGAAGTCGATAACAAGCTCGTCGGTCATCCCGAACGCGCTTTCATTTACCGTGAGTTTAGGCATATTATTATTCCTTTCGTTGGATTATGTGAGGGCAGTGATCTTGCCGTGAGCACCGGGGTGTTTCACGATGAGGGTCAAGGCGCAGTCAACGTAGCCGCGTTCGCCACCACCAAGGTTGGGGAGACGGGTCGAGCCAGTTGGGATAAGCTCAGCAATGCCGTAATACTCGGGGTTAACCAAGTAGCCGGTGTCTTTGTTGGTCGTATCCGGAGCGCAGTCAGGATTCATGTTGACGATGGACACGATGCCGTGGTCGGACTCGTAGAGTTCAACCGACAGCTTAATAGACGCCTCGCCGCCATCATAACTAACTTTGCGAACCGAGTAGTCCGAGCTACCCGAAGTGCGAGCGAAGTCGCTGATAACGCGACGAAGCGATGTGTCAGCAACAAGCGTCAAACCGTTGCTCATGCCAGTAACGCGGAAGATGCTGGTGATGAGGTTATTGAAAACGGTTTCCGTGAAGGTCGTGCCGGAGCCCTGAATCGAACCCGCTGGGGTGCGATAGGCTGCTGGAACGTCTGCCGGACCTGCGCTATCAATCCAGTCGCCAAGACCACGGAGGCCGTATGGCGTGCCCGCGCCGTCCTCAATCGAACGGTCGTTGTTAGAGCAGAGAGTAGCCTCGATGTCGCGCTTGATTTCGCGCACCGATTTTGCCTCAGCTTGGGCAATCTTTGCTGGACCAACGCTGTCAACAGCGTTCTGCAAATCGCTAACCATGTAGTCGCGGCGGAACTTTTGGATATAGTTACCGAGGCGAGCGCGGTTGGAGAATTTGTCCGTGAATGATGTAACGTCTGCACCTTCTGCAACGCCCGTTGTGGTGGGAGCGGCAAGGCTATCGACAGTCCACTCAACGTAGGTAGCGGTAGCTTTGGATTTAGAGGCGGACGAAAGAACTGGTGTCTCCTCGGGGGCGAGGATCGTCAGAACGTCTGTGAGGTCTTCGCGGTTAGAAACAGCGGCACCGGGATTAGTTGTATCGTAGGTATTAGAAAAGGCCATATTATTAAAAGTTTACTTGCGTTTAGTTTTTTGAAGGGTGCGGAAGGCAATATAGTCGCCTATGCTTCCTGAGTCCATAAGGCGCGTTCGAGCGTCTTTCACGGCCTTTTCGCCCTTCACTACTGGCCGCTCATTGGGTGCGGCATATAGATCGGGACTACCGGGCGGATTGACCTTGTGACCGGGCTTATCAAGACTGATGAGTTTGCGGCCATACAACGAGTTAGCGGCGTGCGCCAACAGGTATGGGAGTTGAGGAGCAATTTCCGGCATCACATCCTCAATGTTTTTGAGGCGTGGGTCGGACATCATTGCTTGGTATTGGCGACGAACATCGTTGTCCTCTTGCGAAGACAGCCAATCCAACTCTTTTGTAGCTTGGTTTTGAAAGGCGGAACGTAGCGACTTGCGCTGTTCCTTGGCGTTCAACTCTTTTTGCTGGGCGGGAAGATATTTGTCCCGTGCTTTTCTGGCACGACGCAAATGATCTTTTACCTCAGCTTTGGTAAGGTCTTTGCCATCCACACTGGCGGCAATATCCTCATATCCAAGAGTCTCAGCTTTATCAAGAACATCCTCAGCCCACTCAATAACTTCGTTAACTTGCTCAGATTGTTTACTGAGTTCGTCCGCAGTTTTGATGTGTTCGTAGGGGTTGTTCTCAACCTTTGGCTCAAGGGCGGTTTTATTGCTCTGCTGTTGGAGATAGGACTCCATTTGCGCCATGCGTTCCTCAGCCATTTTTCGTTTGGCTGTAAGTTCCGCAATGCGTTTAAGCAGACCAGATTTACCCTTTTGAGCAAGCTCGGCAATGTCATCATCTGACAATTCCGTTAGGTCAAGTTGTGAAAGAACATCCTTGCCTTTGGTGTTGGTTGAATCCTGAGCTTCGCCACCTTCCTGTGGGTCTGGCGATTCAGTATCTCCCTCTTCCGCTGGCGCGGCCTTAATAGTGGGCTCTTCGACAATCTCTTGCTTCTGTGTTACAGGAGCCGGAGGCTTGGCTTTAAGCTCACCCAAACGACGAACAGCATATTCATTCATCGTGATGTTAGACTTATCATTACTCACTGTTGATTTATCGTCCCCAGCGGCGGACGGTGCGACATTAGACATATTATTGTTTTCCGCTGACTTTACGCCACAGCGATTGCGTGGGGCCATCATAGCAAAGATTTTGTTTGCTATTTTACGGCTAGGCATAGAAAAGCATTAACGCTTTCGTAGCTTAATGGTGAAGCACCTCATTTGTAATGAGGATATTGCAGGTTCAAGTCCTGTCGAAAGCTCCACTATCTCCCCATCCGTCGCAGCTGGATGGTGTTGAAGCCACCAGCTACGAGGATTTCGTCGCATTGGAGAATACGTCCGCTAATCTGCTGAATCCTATCAGCACTTACGTCATGAAGCTGTTGAATGAGGGCTTCGCGTGTGCTGTGAATTTCTTCAAGGAAATCAACAAAGGTTTCGTTGTGCGAAAGCTGTTCTAGTTTTTTAATGTCCATGAATTAGTATTGTTGTGGGCCGGGGGCCATACCCGAAGGAGCTTGCTGCATACCCTGTGTTTGCATTCCGCCCATTTCGGCGGGAGCTGTGCCAATGCGACCAATCTCAGCGTTCTGAGTTTGCTGCATTTGGAACTGGTATTGCTGGGCATACTTCTGGAATCGAGCCGCAAATGCCTTATCCTGCTGTAAACGCTGCATAACGTCGGGCTGCTGGCTGTATTGCTGAAGAACCTGCATAGCGATTTGAGCACCATTAGGCCGTGCGCCCACCTCAATGCCAGCGTAAATCTTAGACAAGTCATCTGTGACCTGTTTGACCACTTGCTCTTGGGCTTGCTCGCGTGGCCGCAGAATAGCGTCCGCAATGACAGGATTGATGGCTGAGCCGCTAATTTCAAGCAAGGCATCAACGTCAATGCGGCCATTTCTATCAAGCTGCATCAATTGGACAAACTGACCGAGCTGTGTCTCCACGTTGTCTGGGTCGTTATGCAGAACGTCGTAGTTGATGATGATGTCAAAGTTCTCGTTAGGGTCGCCCTTGCTAAACTTTTGCGGGTCGGAAACGCCTGTTACGCGGAAGAACACTTGATCTGGGCCAAACCGTTGATAGCACTTATATGACAGGCGGAGAACGTCCTTAACGTGAGTCAGGAACTTATCTACGAAATACTGTTGCTGAATTGTGGACAATGGATTACCAACATCCAAACCAATTAGCTTGTCGGCTTGCGTAAGCAGGGTGTTTTCCATCTCCACCGAGCCGGGATTGTATTGTGGCGTTGGGCCGTAACGAATTTCCCCTTGGCGACGATAAGGAAGGAGGCCACCGGGACGAATATCGCTAGGCGGGAAGCCCATTGGATGTTCAATCCACGGAAGAGTAGCAAGCGAGTTGCGGTCTGTGCGGCTATCGCGCTCCACCTTTGTTTGCCACTGGATGCCTTTGAGCAAATCAGCAAAACTTTGAAGG